CGAAAGGAGATTATCATGGCAACAAAGAAGACTGACAATGTAGAAGTTAAAGACAAGGCTGTGAAGGAAGAAGAGGAGAAGGTCCTCATCATGATTCCTTACATCGAAGGAGATGATCCTGAAGTCACTGTCGGAATCAATGGTGAGTATACCAAGATAAAGAAGGGCGCGCAGGTGTATGTCTCCAAGGATGTAGCTGAAGTCATCATGAATTCTAACAAGCAGGCTATGCTTGCGAGAGAGAATCAGAAGAAATTCGAAAGTCAGAGAACAGACCTGTAGATGCAGGCAAACGTGGTGGAGCTGCTCTTCAGTGGCTCCGCCATTATTTTTAGGAGAAAAAAACATGACAGTATATGAATTGATTAAAAAGGTCCAGGAAGAGAAACCTAATACGTTCTCCGATGAGAAGGTGCTGTCTTTTATAAATGAAATCGAGTCGGAAGTATCTGAGCAGCTTGGGCGTACTTCTCCGCCTGTGTACACAGCTGACAGCATGCGATCCTCTGAGCTTCTCATTGGCAATCCGTATGACAGACTGTACGTTTCCTATGTCAAGGCTCAGATTGATTTCGCAAATGAGGAGTATGCGAGTTATGAGAACAATGCAGCACAGCATGTGCAGGACTTCCGAGACTTTGTGGATTGGGTAGTCCGCACAGGACAGATGGAAGAGAGATCCTTCACATCAAGATTCAGCAACATATATTAAGGCGGTGATGTTATGGCAAATTTAGTAGCACCAATAAACAGACTGCAGCCAATGGAAGAGCGCATCATCGAATTCAAGGGTATCAACAAGCGGTCATACATAGAAGACGGAGAGATGTCTGACATGCTGAATCTGACACTTGATGACTATCCGCTCCTCTCTGTGCGCAAGCCAAGAGCAGAATACAGAATGAATCCGGAGATAGTGCGTCCTCTGCATATCGTATCGAGGCATAACCGACTCGCTATCATTGCTACAGACGCTAATGGCGATGTCCATTTTTACTATGACAACGAGAGAATAGATGCGGTCACAGGACTCAGCACATCGTCCTGGATGGTTGCTATCAACACAAAAATGTGCTTCTTCCCTGAGAAGACATACATTGAGATCATAGCAGAAGGTGCAGGCTATAGGATCGGAGAGTTTGGCAATCTCGACAGCGAAGTTACGTTGCCGATGAACACTGCTGTGACCATCAGCAACGAGGACGCAAGGATCACACTCCCTGCGGATCATGGGTTCAAGTACGATGATGCTGTAAACATAGTCGGCACATTGTCATATACATCAGGCTCATCGTCCAAGACAACCACATGCAATGTATCGTGCATCATTGAGCAGGTAGTCAGCACAAACACCTTAGTCCTGCCGAGAGAGACATTCATCGAGCTGACAGGTGAAGGAGCAACGAACATCAAAATCGCAGGCACTGTATCAAGAAAGATGCCTGACCTTGACCACATTATGGAGTGGAACAACAGACTGTGGGGTGCATCGAACAAAGACAACACCATCTATGCCTGCAAACTTGGAGATCCTACGAATTGGCATTACTACCAGGGAACAGGACTTGATTCGTACTACGCACAGCAGGGTACAGACGGACTGTGGAGCGGTGTAGCTGCGTATTCCGGACACATCATATTCTTTAAGCCTAACGGCATGTGCAGGATATACGGAACAGCTCCGTCCAATTTTCAGGTAACGAGCACCAAGTGTTACGGAGTCGAGGATGGCTCAAGGCTGTCCATTGTGACCATCAACGATGTTGTGTACTACAAATCTCTTGTAGGAATCATGGCCTACTCCGGTGGCACTCCTGTATGTATCAGCGAGAAGTTAGGCGGAGAGTTTGCTAACGTAGTAGCAGGGTCGGAAGGTCAGAAGTACTATGCATCTGTTCAGAGGACAGGACAGGAAGGCGGATTCTCGCTCATTGTCTATGACATCGAGAAGGGCATATGGATGAAAGAGGATAACCTCAGAATCCGAGGCTCCTGCGATGTAGACAACAGGCTGCATGTCATTTCCTACAGCTCTGACGAGCTGCTTTGCGGAGACAACATCATGCCTGATCCTTATCTTGTCTGCGGTGACGGAAACGCATCAGGTACGATCTCTATTCTGAATCCTATTGATGCGACAGAAGATGAAGAGGACATCGAGTGGATGGCTACATTCGGACCATTCCATGAATATCTTGAGAACAAAAAGATATACAGCAAACTGTCACTCAGACTGAAAGCAAACGGCAGGTCGAGTGCAAATGTGTATATCTCACTTGATGAAGGCGAGTGGGAACTTGTCAAGGCCTATGACTTTGCCGAGACAGGCGGAGCAGTTATACCTATCATTCCAAGACGATGCGACAGATATTCCATCAAGATAGAAGGCGAGGGCAACTGCGAAGTAGTAAGCCTGACAAGAAGAGCGAGAGCAGGATCGTTCGGCAGGCTGTAGAAAGGAGACAATATGGCATATACAAGAACTACATGGCGGACAGGCGAGACTCCTCTGTCTGCAGGAAACATGAATAACATTGAGGACGGAGTAGAGGAGGCTCTTGCCATTGTACAGCGCATCGCAGAGATCGTGTATCCTGTTGGCTGTTATTTTGAAACATCAGACACATCGTTCAATCCGAATGTTTCGTTTGGTGGCACATGGATATTAGAGACTGCAGGGCAGGTCCATGTATCGGCAGGATCAGGGTATGCTGTTCGTGGTGCGCTGACTAATACCACAGATGGTGGTAATAAGAATGCGATAGTTCCATCTCACAGGCATAGCGTAGCTGCTGTTAGTGGGGCAATCACAGGTGGTTCGCATAACCACAATATTTACTTCAGAACAGGAACAAACATTGGTAGTGGTTCTGCAGGTTGGTGGGTGCTTGGTACTTCAACAACACACACAAACTCTAATAATAGTACAGTCATATCAAGCACACATTCGCACAACTTGCCTGCGCACAACACGAATTACGAAGGCACAAGTGCGACTAACGCAAATATGCAGCCGTACATCGTAGTAAACAGATGGCACAGGACAGCATAGCGAGGTGGCATTATGGTAATCAATTATGACAGACGAGAGAATGCGACAATCGATGAGAAGATCGAGTCTCTAATAGAGAGCATCATGCTCGCTCTAAATGAAAAGGCCGACATAACCGAGCTTGAGAAAATCAAGAAGATCATTGAGTCAAGGGGGTAGGCACATGGAAACATCAACCATAACTATATATGCGGACTATCAGAAACTTACTGTAAGGTCCGGAGTGATGAGGTACGCAAGCGATACTGTCAATTACGTTCGTGCTGACTTTGAATTCGGCAAGGGATGGGAAGGCTTTGACGCTATCCAGGCAGTGTGGAAATCAAAGTATGAGACAGTAAGCGTCCTGCTCGATGAAGAAGGATGCTGCATGGTTCCGCAGGAAGTGCTTGCGAGAAGGTCAAAGGTCCAGGTAAATCTTGTTGGTTTCACAGTAGACGGAGGATCAATGACGGAAAGGCTGACATCCTATCCTGCGCTTGCACTCGATGTAGATGTAAAGGCGGAAATATACGGCAACGAGACTGCAGATATCACGCCTAATCAGTTTGAGCAGTTTGTAGGAATCGTGGCAGAGAACGCATCAAGTGCAAGAACATCTGCACTTAGTGCAAATGAAGCAGCAATGAATGCAAGTGAAAGTGCAACTGAATCAAGCGATAGTGCATCCAATGCATTAGCAAGCGAGCAGGCAGCAACAGCTTCTGCAAATGCAGCATCTCAGTCCGCTGCATCTGCAAGCACATCGGCAGGATCGGCATCTACATCGGCAGACTCTGCAAGTCAGTCAGCTCAGTCTGCAAGCGCATCAGCACAAAGCGCAAGCACTGATGCTGACAGAGCAGAAGCTGCAGCAGGCCGTATAACCGGAATGAACGCAACAGCTAATACTCTTGCACCAGGTTCTGAAGCCACAGCATCATATTCCGATGGACTGCTCACTCTTGGCATTCCGCAGGGAATTCAAGGCGAGCGAGGACCTCAAGGAATCCAGGGCGTAAAGGGGGATACAGGTGATAGAGGCCTGAAAGGTGATACAGGAAACGGCATCGCTTCAGCGGTCCTCAATAGTGACTACACTCTGACTCTCACTTTTACAGATGGAACAACGTATACTACGCCAAGCATCCGAGGAGCACAGGGAGATGCGTTCGAATACAGCGATTTTACTCCTGCACAGCTTGAGGCTCTGACAGGACCACAAGGTGAAACAGGTAATGGCATTGCCTCTGCAAGTGTGACTAATTATCAATTAGTATTACTTTTTACCGACGGAACAACATATAAATCAGGGAGCCTTCGTGGAGCGAAGGGTTCTACAGGTGCGAAGGGTGCTACAGGAGCTACAGGAAACGGCATCTCAAGAATAGAGAAAACTTCGACCGAGGGACTTGTCGATACCTATACGATAACTTTCACCAACGGAACTACAACAACATTTAATGTGACGAATGGTAGAGAGGCCTATACAGCAGGAACAGGAATCGATATTACTAATGGAGTCATCTCAATCGACTTGGATAACGCAGAAGGGAGTAACTACTAATGGCAACTAAACTTGTACAAGACACATCACTCACTTCGATAGCTGATGCAATAAGAGCAAAGGGTGGAACTTCTGCACAGCTTGAATTCCCTGATGAGTTTGTATATGCGATTCAGAACATCCCTACAGGCGGTGGTAGTGTAGTGGAGCCAAAGGATGTCAATTTCTATGATTACGATGGCACTCTCACCAATTCATATACTGCAGCTGAGTTTGCTGCATTATCAGCCATGCCTGCGAATCCTTCACACGATGGACTCACAGCACAGGGATGGAATTGGACACTTGCTGATGCGCAGGAGTATGTTTCAACCTACCATAAGCTGAATGTTGGGCAGATGTATGTGACAACAAGTGGTGACACGGAGATTGATATCAGACTCGGCATCGGCAGGAACAAGCCATATCTCGGCATCTGTCCGAATGGCACAATGGATATAGATTGGGGAGATGGGTCTGCGCATAGCACTCTGACCGGAACTTCAATAACTGAGCTTAAACAAGTTCAGCATATCTATCCTGACACAGGCGAAATGTTTACTATCACACTTCACATGGATTCAGGTGAGTTTGGGTTTGGATCATTTGATGTGGAAGGAGAAGATCCTACATACTATGAGTCAGTTCTAATCTCTACAGGGGATAAAGATAACAATAATGGCAAATATGCATATCAATGTTCTGTTAAAGCTATTCGCTTGGGGAATAAAGTTAACAGTATAAGGAGTGAGGCATTTAGTAGTAATAGGCTTGAATATATAACTATGCCTGACAGTATTGCAAGCATTGGATCTAGTGCATTTTGCTATAACAACTTACAGTCAATAATTATCCCAAGCAGAGTTACCAGGATAGAGGACTTTACTTTTTCCGGTAATTATGGAATCCAAATGATTTCGCTTTCGAGGGGCGTTACATATATAGGGGAGCGTGCATTTAGTGGCAGCGAATTTGGCGGTGGTTCTCCTTTCTCAGTAACTTTGCCTGATAGGCTTACCGCTGTAGGCACTGGTGCGTTTGGAGGCCTCGAAAAAGTTGTTGTGCCATCAAGTATTACAACTATAACAAGCAGTTTAACGCCTACTTCAATTACTGATATTATATTGCCAAATGGCGTTACAGCTATTGATGATTGTGCATTTAGTGACTGCAGTCTCCTTACAAAGGTTGTAATACCGAGTAGTGTTGCATCTATTGGTGAATATTCATTTGTCAGTTTAGAATCACTTGCAGTCTTAAGATTTGAGTCATCAACGCCACCAACAATAGGCCAGGGTGTTCTCGGATCAGATGATGCAAATGTTGTGCCTCCTTCAGACTGCATAATCTATGTTCCTGCAGGATCGTTATCAGCGTATCAAGCAGCTATACCACATCTTGCAAGTCAGATGGTTGAATATAGTGCATAAGAAGTGTGGGGCGAGAAATCGCTCCACATTTGTTATAAGAAGGGGGAAAGGAGATAGAGATATGAATAATGGTACATTGATAAGAACGATCCTTGTAGTCGCAACATGTTTCAATACTGCGCTGATGGCAACGGATGTCGCACAGTTTGGCAACGAGAAAGTCAACCTGGTGTACAGAGTGCTGTCGGTCATCGCAAACTTTGTGATAGTGTTCTGCGCTACATGGTTCAACAATGACTATACAGCTGAAGCTGCTGAAGGTACCGGATACACAAGACAGCTGAAAGCAGAAGCCAAGGGCGAAGAGGTAGTCGGAGTCGATGTCGAAGGACTTGACTATCTTCCTGAGGATGGTGATGAGGATGAATAGCACTTGTTACAAGCAGTACGATACAAGATGGGCGAGCCTTCCTTATCCAAGAAATCCGTGGCTGATCCGCAACTGTGGCTGCGGTGAAGTATCCATCTGTAACGCTATCATCGAGATGGCAGCGCAGGCAGGGCAGACTCCGAAGACCATACAGCCTTACATGAAACAGTACGCAGAGTCCAGGGGTAACGGCACATATCATTACGGAATCCCTGCAGCCATGAAGCACTACGGCCTTACGGAAGTATCAGAGCATGCAACAATGCAGAAGCTGTGGGAACAGCTCCGCAAAGGCGGACGAGTAGCTGTCCTGCTGATGGGATCTCGCAATGCAGGATCTAAGGGAGTGCATTGGACAGGTTCCGGACATTTCGTAGCTGTGACAGGATACAAGGAAGAAGGCGGAAAGCATTGGGTATATGTGAAAGACTCCGCTTCTACTTCTTCTCTGCGTAATGGATGGATAACATACGAAGGGAATGTTCGTGGGGCCTGTCTGAAATGTTGGAGCGGTAAACTGAATGGCGAAGCTGCGAAGACTCCTGCGCCAACAGTCACGCCTACAGCAGATGGCAAGCTGACAATAGACGGAGTAGGCGGACCATCCACAGTAACGGCCATGCAGAGATTCTTTGGAACTCCGCAGGATGGAATCATAGGCGGACAGAATCAGAGCTGTGCGAAGTGGTATCCTGCGCTGAAGTCCGTCAAGTATGGTAAGGGCGGAAGTCCTTGCATCCGGAATCTTCAGAGATGGGTAGGAGTAACCATCGATGGCGTATGGGGTAAGAATACTTCTATGGCACTGCAGAAGAAGCTCGGCGTGACAGCTGATGGCATCTTCGGAGCAGGGTCCATGAAGGCATGGCAGAAGTACCTGAACGAGCATGACAAGGCAGTTTATCCGCCAACACCAACACCAACGCCAACACCTTCATCCGTCATCGACAAAGAGATCGCAGCCTGCAAAACACAGGCGAATTGGATGAAGAACTATACCTACAAATGGCAGCAGAATCCTACTGTTGAGAAATCAAAGAAGTATGGCACTTGTGTTACATACGTTGCGTGTGTTCTACAGAGGATAGGTATACTCAAGAGCGGTCAGTTTATTTGGCATAATGGTAAGGGCAAAGTAGACGGAGTGAATTCCAAGATGTCTGTCATCTACATGGGCGGAACTCTTAAATCCAACAAGGCCAAACTGAAGCGTGGTGACATCGTTATGGCAGGGGACAAGAGTAGTGTAGGTGCAGGTGGCAACTCTCACATCTTTATTCTTAACGGCACCTGGAATGGCAGCAGTCCATATATATGGGATAATCAGTCCGCAGCTCGCATAAGAAAAGGCAAGGGTGGCCTTCACACTTATCCAGGCACGAAAAAAATCATTGCCGTGATAAGGCTGAAGTGAGGTGACGCTTATGTACGTTACATGGCAGACAGCACTTCTCGGTTTCCTCGCTATCTGCGGTGGATTCACTACAGTCTGCGTGGCAGTCGGATGGCTCATCAAGATATTTAAGGCATTGAAGAAACCAGGCAATGATATCCATGAGGCACTCGATAATCATGGCAAGATGCTCGACAATGACAACAAGCGCATAAGAGAGCTTGAGGATCAGCTGAACTACATATCAAGCTCGATAGGCGTACTGATGAGATGTGATCTCGTCATTCTCGGACACTTGCGGACCAACAACAACACCGGACAGATGAGTAAGATGGAAACAGAGATTCAGGAATTTCTAATTAAAAGGTAAGGAGAGTAAGTTATGGAAAGTAAGAGTAATGCTAATGTGCCTTACATCGTCTTTGAAGGCGAATGTGCAAGGCATGAGAGAACAGTCAAGCGATTGGTAACAGTAATCATTATCACAATAGTGCTCCTGGTAGCGAGCAACATGGCATGGCTGTATGTTTTTAATCAGTATGATATATCCTCAGAAGAATATGTCATTGAAGGAGCAGATGACAGCAACGCCAATCTGCTTGGCAATGGAGCGAGTATGAATGGAGTGATCGACAATGAGCGCAAGGGTTCAGGCGA